GTTGAGGAACATTTGCTTCGTCTAGACGTTGAATTGCAGCGCGTACAGCGTTGTCGTCTAACGCAGCAGGGTCGCCAGCAATCGTACCAGTACTAGAGACAACGATTTGCTGTGTAGTTGGAATAGAAGCGCGAAGACCGAGAAGGGAGTTATCGATGTCACGCGCCATTGCGTAAGCTGCTTCAGAGATGTAAGGTACACGAAGACTGAAGTTAGATTGCAAGTCGAGGATGTCTTCAATCATGAAGGACACTTCCTTGTACTTATCAACCTTCATTTCCCAGTTTTCACCGGGAAATGACTGTAACCGAACTTGAGTTTCAGGTAACTTATCAAAAACACCCATTCTCTTGATGAGTGGGACTTTGATGGTGTCACCCTTCTTACCAGAAAAGTTAACCATTGTCGATGCTTGGGTCAGCACAAAATTTGCGTCAAGCTCTTTCTTTAGTTCAGTTTCCCAAATTTGAGGAATGAACGCGGAATTAGCTTGAAGCGTATTTGCACTGCCGTTGTATGGTGCATGTAAAGCCATGTTGTTGTTATCCTACGAGTCCGTTGTTGTAAGCGTGTGTAATTTTGTCAGCGTTTGCGCGGTACTCATCTACACTCATTGCATCAATTTGCGACTGTGTGAACAAGAAGCGCTTTCCGCCTGTGTTTGGGCTGCTTTTCGTTGATTTTGTCTTAGCACTACCAGCTTGAAGACTGCGCCAAAGAACATCAGCACCTTTAGGGTTGTCGTACAAAGCTTTATCAGCTTTAGACATCTTGTTAAAGTACGGTTTGATTTCCGCCAGACGAGATTGAGTCTCTTTAATATCTACACCCCATAAGGCAGCAAGCTCATCCTGCTTTGCTACAATTTGCTGAGCGATGCGTACGTTCTTAAGTTCCGCCAAACCTTCGCGCAAGTTGTCAGCACCACCAACTTCTTTGAATACATCTTGAATTGCTTTAGCAATCTCAGTGAACTCTTTCACCTCCATACCAGTTTGTTCAACAAAGTAATTAGTGAACTTCTCATCGAGCGTCAGAGGTTTGTCATCCTCCTCTGGTGGTGTCTCTTCTTCTGGAGTTTCTTCTTCGTCACCGTCAATATCGGGTAACTCAATAAGGTCTGTTTCTTCTACTGGTGAGGGTGCGTCTGGGTTTACCCACACCTCCTTACCACTTTCATCCAATAAGGTTGCCGCTTTGTCCGAGATTGGGGTCAATTGCGGCGCTGGAGACTGTTGGCTCTGCTCCATCGGTGATTGTTGCTGGTTGTCCATACGAATCCTTTAGTTGATTTAGTAATTGATTTCCGCCATCTGTCTGCATTTGTTGTTCAATTGCGTTGACAGCGCTTTGTCCGCCCATTTGTCGAATAGGGTTCTCAGGAGCTTTTTTAGTCTTGAGAAATTCTTGAGGGTCGTCAAATGGGAGGTGTCTCATTACCCTCCTTAGAACTGCTTCTTTGTCGATGAGTGTCGCCATCTCAGAGTCTTGGTTGACAGCACCGAGAAAGTCGTAAATGTCTTGGAGTGCTTTACGTTTTTCAATAACGTGGTCACTTCCTTTTGCATCTACGCGCACCTCAACCAAGTCTGAACGTGTAATACGAGCATAGTCGAACTTACCTGCCTCGTCTCCAGCGTATCTGACAATCGCCGCCTTACTTTTGTACTGTCGGTAAATATTGAATATCTTGTCGATAGCTTTTGTGAGTCCGCGCTTTTCCAATCTACGGTGTATACCACTTAGACGGTTGCCTCCAGCTTCGCGCACTGCTGCGATTTCGGCTGCTGTGACACGTTCGCCGCTTCTTCCCATACCTGCACCAATAAGCGGTCCAGTTGCAGCATTTTTATCAATACTGCTTTCCATGTAATTCGCCTCTTCGTAAGACGTTTGAATGTTCCACTGAGAAGGAGGTATCGGTTTTATATCGTCATGGTCATCAACTTCGAGCACCCTTCCCGGCTCTGCGTATAAATCTTCCGCGTCTAGCGTGGATGATGGTTTCTTCGTCCACATCGGGCTAGTTGTTAGTTCTATACCGTCCAAACGTTGATTTGTGAGGATGTTAAGAACGTGAATCATACCTAACGAAGATTGAAGCGCACCAATACCGTACACCATGTCTACTACAGGGATAAAGTTGCAGTAAATCATGGGAGTGCCGCTTTTATACAAGTTTGGTTGTATGTTAAGCAGAAGATTATCCGCAAAAGTGACGACAACATCTTCGTATTCACAACCGTCTATAATAATACAGCCCCAATACTCATAAATTTCGCAGAACTCATCTACTGAATTACGCTCAACAGACTGCAATCCTTGGAATTGACGCACTTTGTCGAACTTATTGTAGCTGCGCGTACCATGCACCTTCAACACTTCATACTCGTCTGTCAAAGGAAACTCATCAGATTTGGTTTTCTCCATAACTTCCGCGCGAGTCATCATAACGCGGCGCACAACGTTAGTATCTGAAGGGTCTTTTCCAGCAGCATCCAGCCAAAAATCGAACACATTAACGAGTTCAATTTCTACAGCGTCGTCATCGTCATCCCAAGGAAAGAATAAACAACTGTTTCCAGTGATGATAAGCTGTCGCACGAAGTCGTCAAACTTAATATCAAACTCCAAGTCTTTTAACTCATCACGCAAAAACTTTCGGAGCACCCTCAATAGGTCTGTGTCCGATGGATTACGCGGCTCAATGTCAAACCAGTTCTCGTTTGGGAAGAGTGCACCCATCAGGTATGCGTGAATTGTTTCTACAATCTCAAACGCCTTTCCTCTGTCAATCTTGTGCCGCCAATCTGTCCCTACATTACCTACAGACTTTATTCGTTGTGCGCGAAGCTCATTTTGCGCTGCGTGAGTAGCGAGGTACTGCGCCCAACTTTCTACCCAAGTCTCCTCCACCTCAATTCTGCTGTTTTTCATGTCGTTAAGTTTTGAGTTAACGTAATTTAAAACAGCACCGTGGTCGAGTTTCTTTAGAGACTTCCGCCGTACTTCTTGTTTATCGTCAGATGGGTACATCTAACCTCTCCTCTCTTGTTTACTTTTTGTCGCGTTGGTTGTGAAAGCTGCACAATAGCAGACACCACATCCAAGCAGTTATCTTCATTACCTTCTGGATGTTGCCTTAGCTCTTTGACAAATGGGGTATTGATTTGCACCCAACTTACGACAAATAACTTGTTGGTTTTTATTAATGGTTGCAGCGCGTTAGTAATACGCACCTTCTTATTTCCTGTCTCAGAAACAGTTTTAGTTACAAGCACCTTCCCATAAGTGGTGCGCTCTCTTTGTATGGCGTGTGGTAATAGTTCGCCGACACCTCTAACGAGAATGTTAACAACAGTGATACCATAATCAGTCGCCAGTTTGTAGATTGTGTCAATTGTTTCTGATGTGAGTGTTTTCTTTGACTGTAGATACACCACATACATGTTCAATAACTCATCTTGTCCGCCGACACCGATTGCAGTTTTGTCCACGCGCCCAACCTGTTTACCAGAAGCAGGGTCAACAACAAGATGTAGACGTATTCTCTTTTGAACACCTCCTCCAACATTTATGGTTGCGTACCCGTCTTTCGTAAAACAAATCTGCGGAGGTGCTATCCAACTTACTGCACCTTCATCAAGTATTACGTCCTCGTCTGAGATGTGTTTAAGTAGGTATTGCGCGAAGAACTTCTTGCGCGACATGCGCCCCATAAGAGACTCAATGTACGCATCGTTAAACTTCTCTGGGTAGGTGTACCCGTCTACATTGTCTACACCATTCAAATAAACGTTTGCTTCAAATGTGCAGAATTTTAACGTCTGCGCGTTTGCTTCAATGTAGCTGTAGTAATCCCAAGGATAGTAAGGTGTGCCGATAACGTACATGCTGTTACCAACCCACTCACCGAAGGTGGGTGTAACTTGGTCATAAGATGGAGGGTCTAGTACACTAAAAGCGTCCATCGCCCAATCTTTGATTTTGTCCGCCTTTTCTTCGTTATCGCTATTCTGGAAATCTACCGCGTCATCGTTTATGATTAAGTCGTAGTGTTCTCCAGTGTTGGTGCTTAAAACAGAACCTGCAACAAGTGTCGGTTCTTTAAGTTTCTTTGGGCGCAACACTTGAATTGCTTCGCGTGACCATATGATTTTCTTATCTTCTGCTTCGGTGTCTTCGCGACTGATGTTTCTTTTTCTGCGTGATGCTGCATCTAGTGAAGGCACAAGATTTCCAGAGATGTGTTCGCGCACATTCCACACTGCTTCTTGCAATTCTACACTCTCTAGATATTGTCGTACTTCTCTAATGAACATGCGCGACAAGTCTTTAGTGTTAGTGGAGTACAAGATGCGAATATTAGGGTTACGATAAATGCGCCAAAGTATATAAAGGACAAGCAACGTGGACTTTAAATGTCCGCGTGACACCTTCATATACTTTGACGCATAAGAGTAATCTTCTAATTGCGGTGAGCATAACTCGTCCATCATCTCAAAGTGAATTGCAGAAAAATTCTGTGACCCACCTTTGTACTGTAAAGCATCACACAACTCCCAAGGGTTGTAGAGAATACTCATATCAAAGCATCGACAACTTCATCAAGTGTTAGCTCAGTAAATCCAGCCGCAACATACATAGGCAC